CCAACCATGCTCTCGCAAGTCTTCTTCTGCTAACTCGCCAGCATAGTATTCGTATTTGATTTGTTGATAGATTTTTAGGTCTGCTTCTAGTTTGCGTAGTAGAAGTTTTTCTGTCGTATAGACTTTATAATATTTTTGATGAAGTCTAGGTATTTTAAGTGCCTCTTCATCAAGCATGTCATCTACAAAATTCACATCTTCTTTCCAAAGATTTTGTATATCTTCAAGTTTCATTCAATCACCTCAATGTTGTAATCATTATCTACAAGTATATATGCTTGTAATTATAGTCTGTTTATCTCATATGCTCTAAATCTAAATGATGCTGAACCAAGAACGGTGTCTGCACTTCCTGCGTTTGAAAACTGTAAATCGCCATTCGATACTGGAAAGATATCAATGAATGTGATTTCAAGAATTGGGTTACCAGAGTTTGACAGTATAAACAATGTTGCGTCTTTGTATACTTCGCCCTCTTTAAACTGAGTAAAGGATTCTGGGAATGCTAGTTGCGTCATCCAGTCATGTATCTCTTGCCAGTTCTTTAGTTCTTCATCTACAATAAATTCTACTGACAATTCACCGTAAGTTATCTTGTCGCCAGGAACTGGTCTGTCGATAAGAGGGTTTGGTTGTACTGCTTCGCCAATTGTCATTGACGGAATATTACAATCAGTAACAAAGAAAGGGAAGACGCCAAGACCTTGAATTTCGAATTTGAAATTATTAATCTTTGCCTCATTCATGTTACTCGGCTGATTTTGGACGCTCATTTTTCTAGTTTCCTATTCATGTTTTCTCTAATATCAACAACCTGCTCGGTTTCGATAATGTCGATTATAGTATTTGTGAGACTGATTTCCTTCTGTACCCACCACATTTTCTGCTTTAGTTTATCTAGTTCTTTTTGGTAAAACTCTAGTTCTTGTTCTTTTCTGAGTTTACTATCAATCAAGTCTTGTATTAATATAATCTTTCCAAAAGACATTCGACACCTGCATTGTTGCTACTGTTTCCACTACTATTTATACAAACAAAAAAAGGGAGCCCCGAAGGACTCCCTTAAAGTTGGGTAGGTTAACCCTACTCTTGTAGTATCAATTACAGAATGTTTGCAACTGAGAAACCACGGTAGTAAGTGTTGACACGCTGTGTCAATGCACCTGCACCAGCAGTTGTACCTTGAGCGAATGGGTTCGCAACCATGCCGTAGCGTGTTTTGAAACCAATCTTAGGCTGGAAGGTGTTCTCACCAACCGCACGAACCATTTGCAACGGCACGTATGGGCAGTAGAAGATACCAGCGTCATATGCGCTGTCGCCTTTATAACCTACGACACAGAAATCGCCAGTTGCATATGGGTCAACATATACTTTTGTGCGACCGTTAAGTACACCAGCAAATGTGTTGCCAGTTGTGTCTACTTGCAGGTTAGTGTTCAGTGCAGGGTTGTAATCCATGATACCTGCGGCTGCCAAAGCAGATGCAACATCAGAAGATACGATGATAAAGTTACCTTTACCTCTGCGTGTTTCACGGGCGATTACGTTTGCTTCACGCTCGATTTGGAACATCAGACCTTTGTAACGCTCAATAGACCAGCGACCATCAGCATCAGCGGCAACGTCAAACGCACCAGCAGTTGCACCAGGCTTGGCTGAACGATAGATAGTACGCATTACTTCGCGGTTGATTTCAGCAAGAATTTCGCCAGACAAGATGTTGGCAAGTTCTGTTTCAGCGTCAAGACCGTGTACTGCTTTCAGGTCCTGTGCAAGTTCAACAGTGTATTCTGCTTTCAACGCACGGGTTTTGGCTTCAACAGAAATCTTCTCTACTGAGAATTGCATTTCGTTGAAAGTTCCGCCACCAGAAGAACCGAGTGCTTCAGCCGCGGCTGTAGTCATACCAGTACCTGTAGTGTAACCGTTTGTATCTGGGTCAGCATCCATTGGACCTACAGTGTTAGCATGTGTGCCAGCACCAGAGAAGTCTGTGTCTGCTTCGTTGTAGAATGCTTCTGCGCCAGCGCCGTCTTTGGCACGCATTGCAAAGATAAGACCAGTAGGTGCAGTCATTGGCTGTACACCTGCAACGTCATATGCAATCAACTGAGGCATAGAACGTCTTACCAATGAAATCAATACTGGGTCAAAGTTTTGTACGTTGCCAGTAGCGTTCAATGGAGCGGCTTCAAACAGACCCATTTGCTCATTTTGCTCACGGATTGCTTTTTCTTGGTTTTCAAGAAGTACGGCTGTTACCGCTTTCTTGTATGGGTCCTGGATGGCAGGCGCATCGGCATGCTCCAGAATTGGTTCCCATTTTTTCTGGGATTCTTCAGAAAGATACATATCTTTTCTCCTTAAAGTTATAGTTTAGTCAAACTGTTAATATAAACATTCAAAAATAACATATTCATATTAGTATTTATATGACATTACTTTTTCATGCTTGAAAGTGTTCTAGCGTAAACACTCATGCTCTCGGATAGTGATTCCGCTTGCGGAGCATCCACACTGTCTTCTTTTTCTGCGCCAGTTGCCCTTACTTTAGGGAAATATGATTCCTTGATAGTTTCTAACTTCTCACGGTACTGGTCAATAGTCTCAAACTCTACGCCTTCAGCCAGAGCCTTCACTTTGTCTGCTTGTGTGTCGGTCAAACCAACAACTGCTTCTGTAAGTGCATTTTCTGCCTTGATTGCATCAAGTTCTTTCTTCATAGCAACGTTTTTCTCAAACTCTTCATTGAGTTTTGCTTCCAAGTCATCAGATTTAGTTGCGAGTTCGTCAACTAGGTCTGCTTTCTCTTCAGGAACGTCAATATAATTTTCTACGAAAAGATTTTTCAATCCATTCATAAATTCTTCAGCGATTTCTGTACGAATTCCACGCTCAATTGCAAGTGCGTTTTCTTTAACCCACTCTTCAACAACGTAATTCAGATAACCATCTACTTTTTCTGCAAGTTCGCCACGGGCTTCTTCCAGTTTAGCATCGAAATCCGCTTGAGCGGCTTCGTTGATGGCGTCAAGTTGTTCTGCAACTTTCGCTTTAACAGCGGCTTCGAAAATCGTTTGCGCTTTTTCTTTAAATTCTTCTGACAATTCAGCATCAGAACCAGAAAGAAGTGCATCAACGTCTTCTGCAACGTCAACAGTAAGTTCTACTTCTTCCTTCATCTTCTTCTCTTTGTCTTTTGATGCGTAGAGTTTTTTACCTTCAGCGGCTTCTTCCTCTTCGTCATCATCGTCATCGTCATCGTCACCATCTTCGTCATCGTCATCGTCTTCAGCGTCATCTTCTTCAGACTTAACGGACTTTTTGGCTTCGTCTAGTTCTTCAGTTGCATCTTCATCAGATACTTCTTCAGCAACTACTTCTTCTTCAGCAACCGCTTCTTCGGCAACTGTTTCTTCAGAAGTTTCAGCAACTACTTCTTCAGCCATATCTTCGGAATCCTGAACTGCTTCAAGGTCCTCTGAAATCGCTTCTTCAGTTTTTACTTCTTCTTCATTGATTTGCTCTGCAAATTTCTTTAGCATGAGATTAATCTCCTTTTATGAAAGTTATTATCATATCTATTTATAAACACTACAATTTTTGAATGAAGTCAGAGAATAACCTTATCTTCACTTCTTCAAGTTGAAATGATGAAGCACGTTTAATTTGCTTTTCATATTCCCCGATGGTGTTCTCTTTCAATACACCGTTATCCCAAATCCACTCTTTGCCTTCCATGATACCGTCAACAAATGCGTCTGGTGCAGACGGGTCTGCAACGATATCTGCGGCGGTGGCAAGATAAAAATCTGATTGTACAACGTTAGTACCATTAGATTGTTTAAGTGAACCCATACCACGAGAAGATACTCCCAAACGGGCACCCTCTGCCATAAGGTTCTTCACGATTTTGCCCATTGGCGTATCTGTGATTTTCGCTTTACCCATGAAGTTGTCGCCGTCACGATAAAGTTCTTTAATCATATGAGATACACGGTCTAAATTGATAGTAGGACCATCTGGATGTCCTAGTTCACCGAATGCTCTGTTTTCAGTAATGTACGCATCAGTATAACGCTTCACTTCTTTTTCAAGAACGTCTGCTGGATAAACACGCCCATTTCTATTCTTTTTGTTTGCCTGCATAAAGACGCCAGAAATATAAAACTGCTTTTCGCCTGCAATTTCTTCAGTGATATACTCTACGTCTTCAACTGTTTCTGTAATTAATTTCATTTGTTGAAGCCCCTTGTTGTTCTTTTCCTGTTAGTCAATTTGCGCTTAATCGCCGCTCTGCTACCTTTTGCTTTTCTTTTACGAGCCGCTTTCTTTTGAGCAATTTTTCTATTGCGTCTTTCAGAAGCAGACATGCGTACAACGCTTTGACTTCCATCACCTTTAGTTCTATATTTACTGTCTGTGGCAACTACTTTACGTCTTTGCACAACACCACCACGAATTCGATTAACACGCTTTATTCTTGCTTCATCAACCTCTTCATCTTCATCATCAATCTCTTCAAGCATTTCGTTAGCAATTAACGTCTTAAATTCATTAAATAGTTCATCTACCTTACTATTTATAACGGATTCGAACACTTTATTTGTTTCAAGTGCATCGCCGTTTTCAATTGCGTTAATTAACTCTTTGCTCATTTTACTGCGCCCCATGAGAATTCAACTGCTTTTGCAAAGTTTGCTTTACTTTTGCCTAGCATATCTGTGAACTTCGTTTTATTTTTATCATTAAGGGCATCAATAACTTTTAATATTACGTTTGCAGTTTGCATATCAACTTTAATAGACTTACCGTCTTTAAGTTTTACATCCATCGCCTGCTTCTTTTTTGAAATTGATTTAATCGTATCAATGGCATCTTCATCCATCATAAAGGTGTCTGCTTCTGAATCCAGTACATCCTCTACGTCAACGTTATCAATATCAAATTCAATATCTTTGTCCTGTAGACGGATGTGACCATCTTCAGATTCCGATATTTTTAATGACTGTTTCAACTCCTTAAAGGTTTTCATTTTTTATTGTTCCTTTTCAGTTTCCACATTAAGCATAGATGATGCAATCTCTTTTTTCTTGGATTCGATTTTCTCATATGCTTTTTTGGATAGCACCGAATTTACTGTATCTTGTAATGCCGATGCATCTGTCTGTTCTGCATTTTTAATAATGTCAATTGCTGTAGTCATTTAAAAGTCCCCATCATCTGTTTCAATTTCACCGCTGTCAATCTCTTTTTTGATTTGAGCGTCTAGTTGTTCAATATCTTCATCAGTATATTTCAATACGTCTTTCATCACTTGTTGGCGAGAGAAATACTTCCCAACATATTGGTCATACTCTGAAACAAGAGCAAGTCTCTCACGCATAATCTCTTGGTTCTTAACTTCTGTAAAGTATGTATCTGCACGGAAATCATAGTAAATGCCATCTTTAACATTGTCCCACTCTTCTGGAGATATCACACCTTTCAGTATCAACTGCTTTCTTAGTAGGTCATCAAATAGATGTGTAAAACGAATTCTAATCTTTTTGATAAACTTATTAAATTTCAGTTCATCTCTTGTGACTTCATCGCCACCGCCAAATGATACTGTATTCTCATTATCTAAACGAGATGATGGTACGTTCAATGACTTATAAAGTTTCTTCTGAAAATACTGAACATCATCCATTTCGCCGAGGTTTTGACCACCAGCAAGTGTATCTACTTCTGTACCCCTACCACCTTCACGGCGAGGCATCCAAAAATCTTCAAGCATTGACATGTGTTTTCTGTCACCGTCAATCTCGCCTGTAGAAGCATTATATACAATCTTATTCTTATAACGTGCCATAATGTCACGCAAATATGCTTCTGCTTTACCCTTAGGTAAGTTACCAACATCTACATAGAAAATGCGGCGCTCTGGCGCTCTTGATAGTCTGTAAATAACAACTGCATCTTCAACTGCTCGGAGTTGATTTAATGGTTTGATTGCTTTGTGTAGATAAGAATATACAGTCTTACCACTAGTATCAAGCAAACCAGAAGTTACATATGAGATAGAATCCTTAGAAATCTTTACTCCGTTACCTGCACCCTCTAAACCATTTTCATTGAATACGAAATACTCTTCATACTCTTTATATGTATCTACGTTAGTTTCTTCGTCCTTTTCCTTGATAGGTCTACGGACTTTCTTAATCTGTCTTGGGTCTATGTAACGTAATTCTTTCAAACCTGCTTGTGGTTCATTTACATCAATTACGTTATGATAGTGTAGACGACCATCAATATACCAACGCTTAAAAATGTCTGCGCCATTACTCCCAAAATCGAGAAGACGTAGAACATTCGAAAATTCTTCTGTAATGCGCTTTTTAACAGACGCACCATATTCTAAATTGTCAGTAATTACCTCTACAGGTGCTTCAGTACCCTCTTGCACAACTGCTTCATTGACAATATCATCAATTGCAGTTTCACATTCAGGCGTACCTGCCATGTCACGATAACGATTAATTAAATCAGTTTCGTTTTTAGAAGTACCTTCC